GCCAGATATAGAATTAATGGAAAGCAATACCAATGTTCATAATTTCTTGGGAGAAGGCAAATATATTCCCCACCTTAATGCAATATATGCAGGATTAGGTATTCCTCCTACATTAACAGGAACATTTGGTGCAGCAGGAACAACAAATAATTTCATTAGCTTAAAGACCCTTACTCAAAGACTTCAATATGGTCGAGACAGATTAATAGAATTTTGGGAAGAAGAAATTGCTCTTGTTCAGAAAGCAATGGGTTTCAAGTACCCTGCTAAATTAGAATTTGATAAAATGGATTTAAGCAACGAAGATAGTGAAAAAGCTTTATTGGTTCAGTTGGCTGATCGTAATCTTATTAGTGATGAGTTATTACAAACTAAATTTGGATTTGATCCTGATATGGAGAAAACAAGACTTAATAGAGAGAGTCGAGAAAGAGATAGTAATAGAATGGTTGCTAAATCTGGTCCGTGGTTTGATCCTCAGTTTGAGAATTCATTAAAGAAAATAGCATTACAAACAGGAGTAGTTGCCCCAAGTCAGGTTGGTTTAGAACTAGACAAGAAAAAGGGTGGGGAAAAACCCGCATTAGAAATGAAAACTCCAGGAGTGCCAGTTGGAGGTAATGGTTCTCCAAAAACTTCTTCATTGCCTAAGCAGTCCGGAGAAGGTCGCCCGAAGTTGTCCAAAGATACAGAAAAAAGAAAGACTAAAAAGTTTTCTCCTCAGACTGGCGCCAAATTATCCATGTGGGCATCAGGAGCACAGGATAAAATTAGTGAAATAATTAATCCTATAGTGTTAGAGTTTTTTAATAAGAAAAATCTAAGAAGCTTAAGTAATATAGAATCTGAAAAACTAGAAAGCATAAAAACAAATGTGCTATTATCAATTAGTCCATTTTCAGCGCTAAGTGAAGATAATACTATAAATCTTATAGCATCAACAACCAGTCCTTATCTTAATAACTATTATTTATGGCTAAAAGCTCTACAGTCAGATTTAGGCAGAGAACTTTCTGTTGATGAAACTAAGCAAGCTAAAGCCTCTTTTTATTCTATGGTGTATAACGAAATAGATAACTAACCAAAATAAAAGGTTAAATAATATGAAAATATATGAGCAAGAAAAACTTGATGGATTAGAAGAGTCTCTTAAAGCCTCTGCTTCTATATCATATGCTTGTGTTGTTGAGCCATATGGTGGCTCCAAAAAAGATTCAAAATACTTTAAAAGCATAGCGTCATTTGATGATGAAGACCTATATTATGTTCAATCTATTTTAGTTTCGTCATCTTGGAATAAAAATGATGACATTTTTGACAAGGTAGAAGTATGGAATGCTAAAAATACCCCAGAACATAAACCTACTAATCTTGAGCATGATGAGCACTCTATTATCGGTCATATTGTTTCTAATTGGCCCATAACAGAAGATGGAATTTTAATTGACGAAAATACCCCAATAGAGAATCTTCCTGAAAAATATCACATTTTAACAGGATCAGTTATATACAAGGGTTTTAGCGACGAAAATTTACGCGAAAGATCCATGAAATTAATATCAGAAATAGAAGACGGAACTAAATATGTTAGTATGGAGTGCTTCTTTAAGGGGTTTGATTATGGCTTATTAGATAATGGCACTGGTCAATATCATGTTCTTGGACGAAATGAAGATACTGCATATTTAACAAAATTTTTAAGATCATATGGAGGAGTCGGAGAACACGAGAACTATAAAATTGGTAGAGTTTTAAGAAATATCACCTTTACCGGTAAGGGTTTTGTGAACAGACCGGCCAACGAAGATAGCGTTATTTTTTCTAAAAACATAATAGTTCCAGTAAATGCAGTTGCTAGTAATGATAATATTGAAGAAAAAAATGAAGAAATTGTCAATTCAGGTGTATTAAATTTTCAATCCAATATACAATCGGAGACTTTAATTATGAGTTCAGCTAATACAGAGACAGAGATGGAAACCAAAGAAGTTCCAACAGTAGCAGAAGTAGTGGCAGAAACAGTAACAGAGCAAACTGAAGTTGCTCCAGTTGCTGAAGTTAATGCCGCAGAATTAACATCAAAAATCGAAGAGCTAACTGTTGCTAACGAGGCACTACTAGCTGAAATTGATCAAATCAAATCAGAAGCAGCCAAAAAGAACGAAGAGCAAATGAAAAAAGAAGAAGATATGAAAAAGGCTAAGAGTGAATTACAGGCTGCTCTTACCACTATCGCAGAATATGTTGCTAAAGAAGAAGCCATGATGAAGAAAGAAAAGAAGATGAAGAGAATGGCTACTTTAATTGAGGCTGGTATTGATAACGAATCAGCTGAAGCAACAGTTGACAAATTCGAAAGTTTGGATGACGAAGCTTTTGAAGCTATGACTTCTCTTTTTGCTGGCAAATTGCCACCTTGGTTAGAAAAATTCAAAAAGAAAGACAAAGAAGAAGAAGCCATGATGATGCGCAAAAGAGCATCAGAAGAAACTTCAATTGAAGCAGACCCATCGGTACTAGAAACAGCCGAGGTTGAAGCAAACGTTAATCTAGGTGTTGGCAGTAACGATGTAGAATCTGCACTAGAGTCAACTAGAGCAGCATTGGTCGAATTTGTATCAAGTAAACTAGGCAAGAAAACTAACAAGTAATAACCAACTAATACGGAGAAATTACAATGGCTCTAAAACCAGATCGTATCGAACTTTTAACTGACGTTTCATTCTTCATGAGCACAACAGCCGAAAGAGGCGGTGTTGCTAGTGTTGTAACAGCCACAAGCGGCGTCGGCGTCTCAATGGATGATGGCAATGCCGTAGTAGCTTATGCTGCTGTAGCTTCTGGCGCCAAGCCAGTAGGTGTTCTATTAAATGATGTTGTTAATCTTGATCTAACAAGACAACACATCAATTGGCACAAAGACGAAACACAAGTTGGTGGCAAGGTGACCCTACTTAGAGTAGGTCAAGTAACCACAAATCAACTAGTTGCAGGCACAACACCATCTGCTGGTGCTGATGCTTATGTTGGTGTCAGCGGCCTAATTGGAACAAGCTCAACTAACGCCGTTAAGATTGGCCAGTTCCTCAGTGCCAAAGACGCCGACGGTTATGCCAAAGTATCAGTTAACCTATAATTCATTTTTTAAATAAAGGGAGAAAAACACATGTCAGCTAAAACCGAAAGATTTCAGCCAACACCAGAATTAACAGACCTTCTAATGCGTTCTGGTTCGGCTAATAGAGAGACTGCTCTTGCTGCTAATGCAGAGTTTGCAAAAGCTCTTGAGCTTCCTCTTCGTAAGGGTATTCTTAGTGGCGATGTTCTTGATGGTATCTTCGAGCCAATTCAATTAGCTCAAAGTGCTACTCCAGAATTCCCACTCGATTTCTTAGCTCCAGGCACAGAAAAAGACTTCGTTGCCTATACAATCCCAAATCATGGCTACATTCCAGAGCGCCATGTTGAAGGCGATTACGTCATGGTCCCAACCTATGACGTTGGTGCTAGTATCGATTATCTTCTAAAGTATGCTCGTGACGCCCGTTGGGACGTTGTTGGTCGTGCTATGGAAGTTCTCGAAGCTTCCTTCGTTAAGAAGATGAATGATGATGGTTGGCACACACTACTTGCTGCTGGTGTTGATCGTAATATCGTTGTATACGATAGTGATGCCAACGCTAGTCAGTTCACAAAGCGCTTAGTCAGTTTAATGAAAACTGTTATGCGTCGTAACGGTGGTGGTAATAGTACTTCAGCTAACAGAGGTCTTTTAACAGATCTTTATGTTAGTCCAGAAGCTATGGAAGACATTCGTAATTGGGGTGTTGATCAAATCGACGAAGTAACTCGTAGAGAGATCTATACAGCTAACGACGGAGCCATCAATAGAGTATTCGGTGTTAATCTACACGACCTAGACGAACTAGGTGTTGGTCAACAGTACCAACTATTCTACAGTTCTGCTTCTGGTGGCCTAGGCGCCTCAATGCCAGCAGGCAAGACTGAGATCGTAGTTGGTCTTGATCTTCGCAAGAGAGACAGTTTCATAATGCCAATTCGCCAAGAAGTTCAGATCTTCGAAGACGAGACACTACATCGTCAGAAGAGAGCTGGTTTCTACGGTTGGGCAGAACTAGGTTTTGCCGTTCTAGATAACCGTAGAGTTCTAATTGGTTCACTATGATCCGATAGTCATCTACAGCGCAATCACAATGAAAAGGGCTGGCCTAGTGCCAGCCTTTTTTATTGGGTGTATAACTATTTATCTTAATAACACTAATAGGTGAATACTATGGCAGCAAGTAAATATGATTTTGCTATAGAGCAAGGTACATCATTTAAAATTAGTCTAGTTTATAAAGATTCTAATGGAAATCCTATAAATTTAACTAATTGGTGTGCCCGATTAGTCTGGAAAACCAATACTAATGCTTTTCAAACTTTTAGCTCTAAAAATACCGATTATAGTTTATATAAATTTACTATAGATGGAGTTAATGGCAAATTAACTCTTATGATTCCCGCATCAGTCACTAATACTTATACTTTTAGTATGGCTAAATATGATTTAGAATTACAAAGCCCAGATGATTTATATACTAGTGGAGGAAAATATACTATAAGACCATTATTTGGAACAATATCTTTTGTTAAACGATTTAGTCAATCTTTAAACGAACTAGTGTGCTAAATGAGTGATTTTATACTGGAAATTTTAGAGCCAGTAGCTAATACTATTGAGATAGAAACAAGCATATTAGATACTGTTACTAATAATATTACTATTGAGTATCAAAACAATAATACTATTGACATAGAAACAAGAATATTAGATACTGTTACTGATAATATTACTATTGAGTATCAAAACAATAATACTATTGACATAGAAACAAGCATATTAGATACTGATAATATTACTATTGAGTATCAAAACAATAATACTATTGAGATAGTTAATACTGAAAAAATATTAGCTAGTGATTTGCCTTATGGATATCCAATATCTTCTACGATTGGAAATTTGCCAGTATCCAGAATTAGCGGACTATATGATATTTTAACTACCATCTCTATAGATGGAGGAACACCATAAATGCCAAGAGGAACATTAATACAAATTCGTAGAGGAGTAATGTCTGAGTGGACATCTCAAAATCCAGTTCTTTCTAATGGAGAGTTTGGTTTTGAAACTGACACAAACAGATTAAAAATTGGCAATGGTAGCGACAATTGGCTAAAATTGAATTATGTTGCATCATTCGAAAACACTATTCAAATTAAAAATAATTCCGGTTATGCTATAAATAAAGGTCAAGCAGTTTATATTACCGGATATGATGTGTCTGGTGGCCTGCCAACGGTTGAGCTATATAGTGCGAACAACATGTCTAGTGAACAAAACTTTTTAGGCTTATCATCATCATATATACCCAACGGCTCTGTCGGTTTTACGATTGTTTTTGGAATGCTTTCGAATGTAGATACAACAGGCAGCCTTAGCAACATATCTACAGGTAACGAAAGTTGGTCTAATGGAGATATTTTATATGTTAGTCCATATGATTATGGTAAGCTAACAACAATTAAACCACGATATAATATAATTTTAGTTGGCTTAGTGCTGTATAGTAATATGAGTGGTACAATCTTAATAAGATCAATTATTAATCCAAAATTTGATCAGTTAAATGGTGTTAGTATTACTAATCCTATTAATTCTAATTTATTAAAATATAATAGTTCTTTATCTGCTTGGAGTAATTCA